TTACAGCAAATGGACCACCTAAACCTGAAGTAACAACTTCTTGTTGATCGTAAGAATCTTGTATAAATCCATCTAATTGACTTAGTGTCCAGTTAGCTAATGTAGTACTAGTTGGTATATCACCTAATTTAATACTTTGTCCTGAAGAACTTTTATCAGCTGTTGCTCCTCCTTTCTCTGCTTCTGCTCTTAAAGATCTAAGATCTCTTATATCAGATGCGCCTTCTTCTTTAAATGCTTGACGAGTTTCTCTTTTAGCTTGTACATCTTTATCAATACTACTAAGTAATCCTTCAACCCCAGCTGCTAGAGCTTGACTTGGTAAGCCTTTGCCTTTTAATAAACCCTGTTCTTGTTTAAATTTTGCAATATCTAATCTATCCGCCATATAATTATTTCTTTTTAAGCAAATTAGCTATAAATTCTTTAATAGATACTCCTGCTTGTTTTGCTTTTTCAGTCAAGTCTGCCATATTTTCTTCAGAAAATAATTCATCTGTTGTATTCTTAGTTTTTGAAAAAGCATTTTTAAGAGCGCCACCAACTGAAGCAAGACCTTTTTGAAACCCTGTTTGAGGTGCTGTTCCATCTGCAATCATTTCTTTTGCTTTCGCTAAAGCTTCTGTTTTAGTAAGAGTAGAATCACCTTCTATAAGTCCATCAGCAACTTTACCTGCTTTACTTCCAAAAGCTGGAGTTAAAGCGCTAAAAGCTGAAGCACCTGCTGAAACTAAATCACCAGTTCCTGCCATTTCTAAAGCATCTGCATTTGCTTGCATAGCATCTGCCTCTAAAGACATTTCTATGGCTCTTTCATCTTTCATACCAGATACTAACTCACCTTTTCTATTACCTTCTTTTGCTGTTTGAGTATCTAAATCTAATTTAATGTCAGCAACAGTGTCTCTAGCTTCAGTTCTTGCTGCATCTTGAGTTGCTTTTATTTTACCAGCCGTTGCTTGAACACCTCTTTGGTCTCCCTCAGCTGCTGCTTCTAAAATAGTAGAACCATCTAATGTTTGTAATTCATTAGCAGTATCAAATATCTGTAAAGGAACTTGTACTGCTTCTAATCTGTTTTGTTCTAGATCTGCTAAAGCTTGTCTTTCTAATTCTTCTGCTTGATCCGTAAGCCTACCAGCTTCTCTGGATTGTGATTTAGCTGCATCTATAGCTGAAAAACCTTTATACGCCATTCCGCCTATAGCTAAAACTGTTGATGTTATTGCTGCCATATTATAATCTTTTTATCATTTCTTTATTGTATTGTCCTGCTTCTAAATAACCTTCTTCTTTATAAATATTTATTAAAGAATCAGACTTAAGTAAAGCATAAGCATACTTACATTTACTTATTTTTAAGGTTTGGGTTAAAGTTAATATAAGCTTTTTTAAAGCCTCTTTTCTTTTTGCCTTATCCTTGTAATTAAAATTAGAAATAATCCAATCACACCATCCTACTTTGGAATTAGTCACATAAATAAAACCTGCGCAAACAGGAATTTCTTCATCGTAAATAATATATCCACCTTTACCATCTTCCGGTAAAAAGTCTTTAGGAGGAGCTTGCCATCTCCAATCGTTCCACCAATTTACTAAAATTTCATCGTAATCAGTAATACTTAATTTTTTTATCGTAAATCCCATTAAAGCAAAGATACAAAAATCTATGGATAACTTTTGAAGACTTGACTATTTACAGCAAACAACTCAGTTGCTGAGGTGCTAGTGTTTGTTAAAGTAAACTCTAAATAATAACCCAACATACCGTAAGACTCAGCTACTGGGTCTTTCAAGTATACTATACTATCACCACCAACTGCATTAGCAATAGGATTTAATATTGTAACAATTCTTCTGTTTTCAGATATTGCTGTTACTGGACCTAACTCCACTAAAACTCCAGAATTAATTTTATATGCAGTTGCACCTATATTAAGTATAGAATCAACTGAAAAATTAAATTCAATAGCCATAGGTGGTGCAGCAACACTTCCGGTTACATTAGCACAAGTTCCTATACCTTGAGTAGATCTTAAGTTTAAATTTTCCTGATTTTGATTATATCTGATAAAACTAAAATAAGAACCTTCTTTTAAAGAAAAGTAACTAGCATTAATACTGCCAGACTGTAACTCAGTTAAAAAAGTTGCATCCCAACTAGAATCAGATTCTAATTCTATGGTTTTAAAAACTTTATTTTCAAGCGGTTGATCGTTTAACACACTTGTAATTGTAGAGTTATACTGAACATTGTAATAATTATTCCTAAGAGTATTAGTATTATGTCGATATAAATCTCCGTTTTTAAAAGTATATAAATACTGATTCATACCCATAATGTATTCAGGAAAGTAACTATAAAACGAAGGCCATCCCTGAACGTCTTGACTGTGTGTTAATGTATAGTTTGGCATATATATATATTTAAGGTGTTACACAAACAGTACAATCATTATAAGGACCATTCCCACTATTTGCTGCTTCATCTATAAAGTAATTAGGAGGTGTAGATGATATTGCTTGTATTGTAGCACAAGTAATAACTCCAGTTGATGTTTGTTTAACCCAAACAACATCTCCAACTGTATATCCATAAGCCAGTACTATTGAAGCTGAACCTTGGAAACCACTTGTTTGGTTTAAGTAATAAACTCCAGCACCACCACCACATTGAATAGCTCTCCAAGAGTTTGTACTACCGCAAGGAGAACAAGGATTTTGAGCTGCTAAAACACTAGATGACATTTGTCTGTATGTATTACCAGATGTTTCTTTATAAAAACCATCAGGTGCAATTGTTCCTGAAGTATCTGAATATATATTACTAGTAGTAAGTAATGTAGTTCCGTAATCAACATAAAAAGCCCCACTTGATGGTAAATTACAACACACATCTACTGCTGACACAAAGCTAAATGCAAGAGTACGGGCTGTATAACAAGTAGCACAAGCCTGTAAAGAACCAAGAACACTACCAGTTATTTGTCTAAACTGAGAACCATTTGGTTCACTGTAATATCCATCCGCTGCAATGTTAGTTAAATTTACATCAGTATATATATTAGTTGTATTTAAAAATGTTAATCCAGTTGGATAAAAGTATTGCGCTGGTGTTTGAACTAAACAACATAAATTACTTGAGCTTGTTGCGTTATAGTCTAAAGAATCAAAAGTAAAACAATCACTACATACAGCTGCTGTTAATAATAATCCTGACACCTGTCTTCTATATTGACCTCCAAATTGATAATAACCATCTGTTGCTTTTGTCGTTAAATTAATATCGTCATAAACGGCAGTAGCAGTTAAAAAACTTACAGAATCAATATATTTATTTACTAAACTCATATTATTTTTTGTTTATGGACAACACTCAGTGTAGTTAAATGTTAATGAAAAACTAGATCCTGTTGTTCCTGAATATACTAAGTTATCTACAACACAAGGATTAGTTAAACTACTTCCTGTTAATAAATAATTTCTTAATCCTATTGTACCGTAATTACCATTATTATTAGATTGTGTGTTTCTTAATTCTAAAGTATTTGCTCCTCCTACAACAAAATTAGCATCAAAATGATATGTAACCATAAGGTTTAAAGGACAAACAAAGTCACTACTTGTTACATTAATAGTTCCATTACTAGAAGCTATAAATATAGATCCTGCTTGAGTGTTTGAATTTAAATCTAAAGCACCTATATAATTGTTGTTTAAATATACATCAAAGTTATCATCACGTGCTGAATTACTATTACAAACTTGAAAAACTAAAATTCTGTCTGGACAAACTGGAGCATTTGTACCACAGTCGCAACAAGAATTAGAAGAACTTGTAGCATCATAACATAACTCAATTGCTGTTGCAACTCTATAATCCCAAACTAAATATAAATAATCATCATTTGATGCATTAGTATAAGTGAAACTTGATTGATAAGTATTACCACTAACATTTGTAATTGGAGTAGCATTATTTAACAATGGTATCAATGTATTTACATCCGCTTCGTTGTAATTAGTGTTAGATACTAAGTATTTAAATTTATCTGCTAAAGGATCAAAAACAAAAGTTTCTCCAACAGATTGTAAATTTTGCATTGTTACAGTTGCGCCACTAACTGGAATAGTTCCAAATGAAGCCGGTCCTAATTGTGAAGCAAATAAAGAAACACCATCTTCTTCTAATATAATGTTATCACTTTGATAAGGACTTGTAGTTGTTCCATCAGCCCATCTGTATCTAACACTAGAAGTTAAACTAGCATCTCCAGCAGAATTTATAACAATACGTTTTACTGTTAAGTTTTGTGTTTGAGGACAGCCTAATGATAATGAGTATGTTGCAGCTGTAGGTGTAATAGTTACTTGAGCAGCAGTTGGGAAAGATTGTCCTTTATTCCAAGTTACAGTTCCTGTTCCACTTATTGTTTGATTAACAACAGCAACACCATTGTAATTAACTAATAAAACAGCAGAGCCTGAATCAAAATTATAAACACAAGCAACATCACCTATAAGTGATGTACAATCTATATTAAAAGATGTAGCTTCACTTGAGTTAGACTGTCTAACTTCATAACCACAATCTCTATTTGTTGGTGGGACTGGTACTTTTTCTGTATTACTACTTAAAACAAACTCATTCATATAAGGATCATATCCTCCTAATTTTTGAGTATCAAAGCTTTCTGTAAATAAATCTCTAAACCAACTACGCATACCTAATGAAGATATAACTTGTAGTTTATCTGACTTAGCATTTACTCCACCTCTAATATTTATAACAGAACTTCTTTTAGCATCAGTAAAATATACATCATAACCATAAGAAGCAAAGCTTTCAGGATTATTACTTATACCATACTCTTCTATTCTGGCTAACTGAGTACCTAAAACTTCAGGTATTGAAGTTACAGCTCCACCAGCTGCAGCATCAGAAAGTAAATTTTTCTCTACTAATACATAAGATATTTTATCTTCTTGTAAAGTAAGTATGTCTGTTTGTCTTGAGTGTAATTTTCTAATTGGACCATAAGAACTTTCTAAAGCCTTATAATTACCTAAAGATAAATTAAACTCGTTTAACTTATTTACATTAGATTCTTTATTAAAATTACCACTATATGTTATATCACTAAATCTATGAACTTCTTTGTATTCTTCTTGAGAAACAGAAGTTACTTTTTCGCCTATAGTAAAACTAGGTGTAGTTAAAGCATCTAATACTCTATTAGACTCTACTCCATTTCCAAAAGTAAAACAATTAGAAAAAGTTAAATTAACTACAGCTGGTAAACTTACTGTTTGATTTTGATCAGTAGCATCTGTTCCTGATTGATGATACCCTCCAGTTATATTAAAAACTTGCTCGTTTTCATAATAAAGCTCAGTATTAGCATCTTTTGCTTCAGTTTCAAAAACCATTAATGTAGTTGCTCTTTGAGCTATAACTTGTACATTACCATAAGAATTTCTTTTATTTGGTGATCCACAATTAGGAGTTCCATTTTGAAAAACAAGATACATTTTACCGTTTGCAGCATCTGTTTGAAAAGTAATGTAGGTTTGACCTCCAGTTGCTAATGATGTAAAATAAGGATATAATGTACTAGGTTGATTAACGTTATTTATAGTGTCGTCACTTCCTGAACTAATTCCAGCTGTTAAATCAATATTATCACCTTCTACAAAAGCATACATACTATCATAATCTTGACTTGCTGTAAAAGTTTTATCAAAAAGATATCGTCTACCTCCACATTTAGATCCTCTTTTAAATCTATTTGCTTCAAGTTTTATTGTAACAAGACTTCCTGCTGGTATAGTATATGGTATAAATAAATTGGTTGGTCCAGTTGTATCTGGATTAGGAATAGATACATCATACTTTACAGCACAATAAGATCCTTTACATCCATCTTCCCCAGTATTTATTAATGCATCTTCTGCAATACCAGCTGAAAAATTACTTGGTCTAAGTTGCATATAAACTCCTGTTGGTTGAGAACAAGTGTCATCTATTAAAGTACCATCGCTTGCTCTTTGACAAAGCCAGTTTTCTACTTGACTTCCATAATCTAAAACTTTTGTTTCAACACATCTAAGTACTGGCCCATTGGTATCTGTTTTAACTTTTAAGTTTTCATCTAAAACAACTTTAGATTTATTATCTCCTTCTAATTTAAACCACACATTACCAGTTTCTTCTTCTTGAAAAAATATGTTAGAGTAAACTGTTCTGTATTCGTCTTTAGATGGTTTTAAAACAAACTTATATTTAGTAGCCCAAAAAGGAGGGTAACTATTTAGTGTAACTTTAATTGTGTTTTTTGTAATAGAATTGTCACAAGGAATATATACTGTATTATTTGTATCTACTAAAGCGGTACTTGCTCTTCCATAATTATCTTCATATACAATACCAACTTCATAATCTCTATCACTATGTAAACTGCTTTTTGAAGAATCTAAACTGTAAAGGAATTCTGATTGTATTACAGTAAAATATTCATAAGCAAAAATTCCTAACCCCACATTAGGTGTTACAGTTGTATCATATTTTTCATATTTTATTGCTTGTACAGTTAAAGAAAAACTATTACTACCAGGAGTAGATCCAATTACAATACCTTGATTTGTACCAGATATTCCAAAACCTACTTTATACCAACTTGTTTTAGCAACAACACCACAGTTAATTAAATCTGTAACTGATGTACCACTTTCACATCCTGTAGAACATAATTGAGAAAAACAAGTAGAACTAGAAGGCGCAACAAATTCAGACATTGCAGCTATAAATGATGGAGAATTAACTAAATCATAAGCATTAGAAAAGTCTTCTTGAACGTTAAATAAAAACGTAGATTCATATTTATTTAAAGGTTCTGTTCCATCTACATATTCAGCAGCTCCAGAAAATTGAGAATGACCTAAATTAAAAGAAATACCTATTTGAGAACCAGCTTTTAAATCAAACCCAGTTGTATCGTATGTAGCTGTTCCGTTAATAACAGAAACTGATCCGTTTATACTATAATTAAAAGTAGTATTTACTGAAGGAGTTTCCCCAGCATCTAAATTTTCTGATATTAAATCTAAACTATAGTCTAAATATACATCTTGACCATTTTGATTTGTAATATTATATCCATCAACATAATTGCCATACATAAGTCTATTACCCATAAGTGTTTGAGCTTGTGCAATTTTAGGCACATTATCAAAAAGTCTTAAAAGCTGAGCTTCTGGTAAAACAGTATATATTTTTTGATTTGTAAATTGAAATGTTTGTTCAACATTATCTAACCAACCTTGATCTAATTTATTAAATCTTTCAATAACATTTATTGCTGCAAAATTTGTTGACTTAAATAATAAATCTATTCCTTTTACATTTTTTCCACCTGTGTTAAATTTCATAATAACACTATTAAATACATTTTGCATACCTATATTATCATAGGTAGAAAAATCTAATTGAAATGGTCCTGGTGAAAAAGATATTGGTGAAAAAGGAGAAACAGCAGAATACTCGTTGTCTTCATACTTATATCTATATGCAAAAGAAATCATTATATCTGTCATATAATTTTCTCCTCCGCCTTGTTGAGTTGGTGTAAGTGTAGGCGCAAATAAAGGTGGCGCTACAATAACACCTATATCTTGTTCAGTAACTTGATCAACATCGTTTATTGGATATGGATATGTTCTGTTTATATTTATTTTTCTAGGAGGATTTAAATTATCTGTAAAAAACAATAACCCATCTATAAGATTAATACCTGTAACTAAATAAGTATCATCAAAGTTTAAAAGACTAGTAGATATAACGTGATAGAATAACAAATCTAATTTAGTATTATATGATACTATCATATCAACTTTACCAGTATTTGAATTTACGTTTGCTGGATCATTTATAAACCAGTACATAGTTTCCTCACCACCATCTTCATAAGCTCCAATACATTTTGCTTGAGAGCTTAATGCTAATCCTTCATAAGTTAAAGTTGTAAGTTTTGTATTTCCTAAAGAATTTTCTACAGCACCTATTTCAGTGTTTTCTGTAGATCCAAGCCTACAATTTAAAGCATCAATATATTCACCTTGAGGAACTAATCGTTCATCAACGCTTTTATTCATTCTTCCTTTTATAAAATTTCTTGTAAACTGTGGCATATTATTTCAACCATTTATCTTGACCCCTAAGATTCATTAACAATCTTCCTGGATGTATGTTACTTAATCTTATTTTGGCGTTTCTTAATAAAGCTGTTTTTTCTTTTTTAGCTCTATTAATTATATATTCTTGAACACCGTATTTGCTAGTTAATATAGCATATTTAATATAAGCATAGATAAAATCTTCAAATAATTTATTTAAATTAATCTGTGAGTCTACACCATTCTCCATACCATCTGAAACATATTCTAGAATAACTAGTTTATCAGAAGCTCCAGAACTAAAATTAATTACTCCAGATGCTTTGTTAATTGTAAACGTAGGATTAGAATTTGCAGTCTCTGTATTAAGACCATAACGCTGACCAATACTATAGTCAAAAAACCAAGCACCATCAACATTGTAACCCATATTACCATCTTGACTACTATTTGAATTTAAATAAAGACTTTTTTTACTTCCAGAAATTCTATCCATATCTATAGTAGAGTTTTCAGGTTTTAATATATTTCCATTTTCATCAAACAATATTTTACAGTCATTATCTTGTAAATAAGAATTACTCCAATTTGTTTGTATATTTTCAGTTAATGGCATTAATACACCATTTTGATATACAGAAATTCTTACCCAATTTACATAATCAGGAGGTAAAACATACCTTAATTGATCACATACACTAAGCTCTAGTATTTTTATTTCTTTCATTGCATCATAATTCAATTCTTGAATTCCTCTTTTTGCGTGAAATAAAATATTATATTTTTCTACATTGTTTATTAATTTATCATTACCAACATACATTAACATAAAGTTAGTTACTATATCGTCTAATGATACAAATTGATATGACCCCCAGTTTGAGTTCGTAGGATTTACTCCTCCGTTTTCATAATATTGATAGTCTGTTATATATGCCATAGCTTATGATTGTTGTTGATTATCTTCTTGTTCTTGAATATTACCAAAAACAGCTATGTCTTTATCTCTAATAGATACACCAGCATATTGTAATATTTTGTTTACTAAATTAGGCTCATCAGAATCAGGAAGTTCAAAGTCTTGATAATCTGCTGCACCCTCATCAAAAACAGGTTCGCCACCTGTCAATGAACTATAAGTCCAATTTGGATCTAAAGGATATCTTATATATTGTGATAAAATTTTACCAGCACCAATAATAGTGTCAGGATATACTGTAATGGTATTACCTGTTATAAGATTATTTGCGCCACCTAAAACATAAGCTGGATAAGAAATATTAGGAGAAGTTAATGAAGATGAGTTTAAATAAAATATTTTATTTTGAGAAACTCTTTCTACTTCTCTAATACCAGTTGTAGTAACAATGGTATAAGAATTTCCAACTGTTGCAGCACTACCAAATGGATTCTCAGACAATGTTAATTGTGTTTCTGAATCTACACTAACTATATAAGCTCCAAAACCAGCTGATACACTAGTTAAAGAAGTATTAGTAACAAACTGACCTGGTAATACCGTACCAGTTGTAGTAAACGTTGCGTTAGTATCTGTTAAAGTGTTTGCTCCAGCTGCCGTAGTAGTTGAAGAAAAAACTGCATTAGGATAGTAATTTATTTTATTAATTAAATAATAATTTTCTGGTAAATTATATAAATTAATACCAGATGTAGTTAACCCTCTTGTTTCAGAAAAACTATCAATTACTTCTACTAATCCTTTTAAAATATCTGCATATTCACTACCAGATACACGAGCATTTTGTTTTATAATCCAGCTGTTGTATTGATAAAAATAATCTTCAAATATATCTAGTTGAGCTTGTTTTGCATATAAGTTAAAATCACTAGGAGTTATATATCCGTAATTGTTTTTATTTGCAATTGACAAGACTGTTGCTCTTACTGTGTTAATCATTTCAAATTGTTATTTAAACAAAGATACGAAAAAAAAAAGAGGCTTCATTTTATTGAAACCTCTCTATAATTTAAATAAACTATTGTGTTTTATGCTATAGCTGATGTAGTAAATACTACTGTTGGAGGTGTTATTATTACCTTTTCAACAGTACTTAATGAATCATAAGATGATATTAAAGCATCTTGTATTGCTTTATTAGCATACTCATTAAAGTCACTTGTATTAGCTAATGTAATTACATAATCTCCTTTACAATATATTTTAGTTGAAGTAGCTGAAGCGTAAGCGCTTGTAACAACTGAATCTACGTTTACTATAAGAGGACTAGATTGCGACCCACTATTTACAGTATATGTTTCTCCAATAGCCATTATTGAACTATCTAAATTAACTCTTTTATTATTTACTATTGATGTTACTTGAGCAGATGTACTGTCTGTTGTATTAAATACAAAATCTCCAATACTTACGCTAGCAATAAAATTTTGATTATCTTGACAAAGAACATTTGCAGGAACAGATATATTGTAAGTTTCGTTAGCTGCTGAAAAAATATCTGCATCTAAAGTTAAAACTGCTGTATCACCTCCTGGTGCAACAAGAATAACTAAAGCTGTGTCATTATTTACAGTGTCTGTTACTGTATCGCCTTCTTTAACTCCTAGAGTTACAAAATTTTTTGTAGCATCAGTTAATGCGTTAGCTACATAAGCCGTTGCTGTACCTGAAGTAAGTGTTGATTGAGTACCTGAATCTACTTGAAGAGAAATAGGTATAGATATAAGTTTTGACATTATATGTTTTTTATTAATTGTTTCTACAAATATAGTAAAAAAAAAAGACTCTATTTCTAGAGCCTTCTTTTAAAGTTAGTTGTTTTTATTCGTCTACTTTTTTTAATCTATTACTTAATAAAGTAAAAACTTGCTGTCCTTCATCACTTTGAAAAAATGATGCCAGTATAAATAAAGGATCTTCTCCATAAGGAACAGTTAAAAGTTTTTTCTTATTTTGTTTTAAGTTATAATAAACGTCTTTTTCGTTTTTCATTATAATTAAACTGTTAGATAAAAATTGAGAACACTTGTTTTGCATAATCAATAATGGATCGTTAAGAGACTCTAAGAAATCTTGAGGATATCTTTTTGCAAATAACCTAATATCTCTTTTTAACTCTGCAGAACTTAATTTATCTACATTCAAACCTATAACTACTCTACCTATTGTTTCCATTAATTCAAGACTTAAATCTTTTGCAGAAACCTGAGCTTCTAATTCATAGTCTAAATACTCAACATCAACATTAGCATCTATTTCTTTATCAACCTCAATAAATAAATGTGTATTAGAAGGATGTAAAGATAAAAACTCTTGTAGTACAGGATTTGTTTTTGGCACAAAAAGAAAACCATCTTCAAACACAATTGGTTCTAAAATAGCATTTCCATCTTGTTCGTCCTCAAAAGGACTTTTTTGGTTTTTTGCATAACGCAAAGGTCTGTTGATACCTTGTTCTTCGTCAAAATACATTAACGGTGATCTTCTGCTATTTCTAGCTGGAATCATAAGGCTTAAAGGAGCAACATCTCCTGTTAATTTATATGTTTTGTCTTTTAAGACAGTTTTATTTAATTTTTTCATTTGATTTAATTTAAAGTTTATAAAGTAATAGTTACCCCCGTTTTAAAACGAGGGTAAAAATTACAAATTGTTATTCTTATTGTTTAAATAAGAAGAAGTTATTAGCACCTAAAGTACATAAAGCTCTTTCTGATAAGAAGTTTACTTCCATTGCATCTAAGCTAGAAGTAGCTGCTCCACCTGCAGAACCTGTAATCCAAGTTTTATAACGTCTGTCTTCAGTTTCTGAAGCTCTGTATCTTACGTGTAAGAATGGTCTTTTAGCGTTTTTACCAAGTACTTGGTCATAAACTGTAGTTGAACCAGCTGGTACTAAAATACCGTTGATTTTTCCACCTACTAAACCACCTCTCATTGTAGGATCGTTTAAGTATTTCCAGTCAGACTTGTAAAAGTCATATCCTCTTCTAAATCCTGTAAACCCTAAGTTTAATGCCATATCCTTATCATTGTCAAAAAGACCATAAGAAGTGCCATTTGCACCATAAGAATTTTGAGAAGCTAACATATCATCAATATCAAATCCAAACTCTCTGTTTAAGAAAATAACATTTTCTTCAATAGATCCTTGTTTGTCTAATCTTTGGATAATAGAATCAAATTCAGCTAATGTACTTGGGTTTCCACCTGACCATACATTTCCTCTGTTATTTACTACATAGAATAAACCTTCAGATCCTTTGTTACCTACTCCTGAAGCTACACCTGCTGCAATTGCTGCAACACCACTTCCTGCGATTGCTGGAACTGCTTCCACCATTGCTGTCTCTAAGTAATCTTCAAATCTTAGTCTTGTTTCGTGTTCAGATTTTAAATACCATAAGAAACCAGTTGCGCCGTTTTCTGTAGTTACTTCAATCCATCCAATTTGAGCCATATCAGAACCAGATACTGCGTAACGGTCTTTAATGATAATTGGTGAATTGCTAAAGATAACATCGTCAGCTTCTAGTTGACCTTGCATACCGCTTGAACCTTTTTGGAATTCAGAACCATAAACAAATAAAGAAGTTACAATTCCTACTGCTACTGCTTGTCCAGCTGCTTCATAATAAGCTACTGTAATAGTTGCGTTAGCTGTATCTACTGCTGTAATTAAAGCTTTGTTATTTAAAACTGAAGCTCCTGTATTGTCAGAAATCATAATTGTCTGACCTACTCTTAATGCAATTGTACCAGTGTTTGGAATCAATGTGTCATTAATAGTTAACACTGCTGTATTTGCTCCTGCAGCTCCTGCTGAAGTTACGTTAGAATACTTAGTGTGTAACCTTCCTTGCTCTGCCCATTTGATAAGGTCTGAGTTAGAAGGCATTTCAGCGCCTACCATTCTTAAGAATGATGCTACTGTTCTGTTTCCATATCTTTCAAATTCTTTTTCATAAGTATCTGGTAAATATTGATTTAAGAAATCAAAATTTGTGATATAGTTTGATTGTAATACTACCTGTTCTGCACTAGGCTGTAGTGCAAAAGTAGGATTTCCTGCTACTGATCCTGCCATTTTTTAAATTTTTAAATTTTTAATTATTAATTATTTTTATTTCTACTTCTAATTCTTAAGCCTCTGCCTGAATCTTGACCAACTGCTCGTGCTTGAAACCCTGTCTGTGGAGCTGATTGAGGTGTTTGCCTCAAATTCATATTAATGTTTTTACTTTTTTTCGAAACATCTCCTATGGCATCAGCTTTTCCTTGCTCATAAAAATATTGAGCTAGTTTGTCTGGGTTCATTGCGGCATTTAATGCTTTGTGCCAACCTTTTGCATCGTTAATTAAACCATCTTCACCTAAGTACTGATCTATAAAAGTCTGTACGTTTAGTTGTTTTGATTTAATTTCATTTGCATCTCCAGAAGAATAAACTACATTTTTATCTCCTACTGTGAACTCAAAACCTTTGAATTCAGAGTTAAAAACGTCTTCTGTTTTTTTCTGAAAATATTCAGATTTTCTTTTATTGGCATCTACTTCAGTTCGAGCCTCTTGAACGTAATCCTTGTAAGCGTTAAATTCTTTAAGCTGATCTTCCGAAAACGAACCCCCACTTGACTCAAGAGGAGTTTTATATGTATCCGATAGCTTACTTAAATACTTTTTAGCTATTGCAAGTTCTTTTTTTTTGGAGATATTTTTTTTCTTAATATCTCTTTCTTCATCTACATCTTCATCATACCCAAATTTATCTTCCATTAGATATTGAATATCTTCGGAATCTAATTCAGATTCAGTTAGAGAATAATATTCTGCTAGTATTTGATTGTCATTTAAATTATCATAGCTTTTATTTGCTTTAATAAAATCTTCAAAACCTCTACCAGTTTCTTTTTTAAACTCTAAATATTTTGATACTTCATCAGGCAATGCTTCATTTTCTTTTCTTTCTGAAAATAATTCATCTACTGAAGAAATATCTTTATTATATCTTTCTTTAATATAAGAAAGAACATCTTCGTCTTTTAACTCAGGTAATGAAACCTCTTCATTAACCTCTTGAGTATTTTCAACTTTAGTTTCTGGAACCTCAATTACTGGTGTTTCAGATTTTGTTTCGCTAAACTCAGAAACTTTTAAACTTTCCTCGTGTTTGTTTAAAAGATCTTGTTCAACTTCTTGTTTGGATTTCGCTTCTAACGGCGTAACCTCTTTTACTTGTTTGAATTCCATTTGATTTAATTTTTACAAAGTTAGTATTAATTTAATTATATTTTTAAGGTATATTACCTTGGCTCAAATTCAGCTAAATCAAAACCATCTAAACTATCTTCTTTAGATTCAAACTTAATTGGAGCAGTGTTATTTTTACGTTGCTGAATTAATTTTGATTGTTCTGTGTTAGTTTGACTTATTCTATCTGATTTTGCTGTTTCTCTTTGTGTTTCTCTTTCTTGTAGTGCAGATACTTCTACTCCTTTTAATTGCATTTGTAAATCAAATTCTAACTGCATTAGTTCAGATTTAATAGAAGCTTCACCTCTCATTTTTTCAATTTGAAATTGCATATCACTTTGTTGCAGTTGTTGTTTAGCTTGAGTTTCAGCTTGTAATTTTTGCATTGCAGCTTGTGCAGCCATCTGTTGAGATTGCTGATTAATTTGCGCTTGTTGTTGTGCAGCAGCTGCTTTTGATTTTTCTTCAGCTTCTTGTTTTCTTTTTCTCTTAAGCTTTAGTACTTGATTAGCAACCTTTAAGTTTTTAATTTCTCTAATATCAATTGCATCTTCTAAGTTAATAGAATCTCTTTGTAAAGCCATTTGAATATTTTTCTCTAGCATAGCTCTTTCCTCTTCATCAGGAGTTACTTCTATAAAAATACCAAAATCACTTAAATATAAATTTTTAATTTCATTTAAAACCGAAACGTTATATTTTCCAATTTGATTTATAAATTCATCTCTAAAATCTGCATACTCTAAAACATCTGCAATTCTTGAAGATAGTGCAGTTGCTAAATTTTGAGTAATGCTTAAACCAGCTTGTAATATATGTCTTGTAGCTGTATTGCTATTTAAAGCAGCCATTTTTTGTAACCCTACTAATGAGTTTTCATCTGGTAACGATCCATCTCTAGCTTCATTTAATCCGGTTACATCTCTAATCATATTTAAATAATGATTATAAGTACCAATTAAACTTTGAATTTTTGATTGACCAGAACTAGCAGTTAATTGTTGAATAGGAATTTTAGCTTGATTATAATCTCCATCTTGAGTATAACTTCTACCAATAACACTACCTGTTTGAAAATACATTCTTAATGCATCTTCAGGATTGTAAGCAGCGCCATTTCCTAAATCTACTTCGTTTAATCCATCTGCATCTATAAAGACACCGTCTGGAACCACCTTAGAAAGCACTTGTTGTAGCTTTAAATGAGTTATCTGAATTAAATCAGCAAAGGTTATCATTCGCCTAACTAAAGACTCTAAAACACCTTTATACATTCTTGGCGCACAAGCTATAAATTCAGGATATACATTCTGACTAGCGGATTGTGGTCTAGCCATATTTTCAGCCATTTGCCATTTAAGAATAATATTAGTTCCCATAACCATTACACCTTCATACCAAACATCAATAGTTTTTGAAACTTTTTCAAAATTACCTTCTTCCATCATTTCAACAGAAGGATCAAATTGATCAGTTTTTTCAATAACTTTTTCAGCACCTACATTATTAATTTTTTTCTTATATGTAAAAGTGTTTGTTGTTTTGTAGTTAAAAAACAAAACAGTAGCACTGTCTTTACTAAATAAACTGTTATTATAAAATTGAGAAGTATTATGATAATCATACCAACTTTGACTATATTTAGAAATTTCCTCCATATCTTCATTAGTTAAAGTAGGATCTATTTTCTTTAATTCAATAATAGGTAGAGTTTTAATTTCACCCCAATAAAAACAATCTTTAAAATGAGGATCTTCAGTATAACTATAAACTAAGTTAGCTGGATCTACATAATCAATTTTAATTCCATCACCTGGTAAAAAAGAATGTCTAGCTACAGAAATACCTAAAACTGTTTGATCGTAATCTAAACGTCTTTTAATTTCTAAATATTTGTTTTCTTCAAATACAGTATTAATAGCTTCTTCTTCTGCTATTTCTATTGATGGTTTATACTTCATTTGCATATGCAAAGCAAGTTCCTCACTGTCGTTAGGTAACTCATCTACATTACTAGAGAATGCGTCTACATCAAAATCTTTGTTTACTTGAGTAATTAATTCTTTAGAAGCCATATCAGCAGCAATCATACGCTGATATTCATTTCTTCTATCCATTGACATAGCATCTTGTGCGTAGGCATTTACCTGAAAAATTCTATCAGACATACCATTAACTACAATATCTACGAACTTAGGAATAATAGGAACTGGTGTCCAATCCAAGTTAAGATAACTTAAATCACCATCAACTGCTAATTCATTTTTATACTTAGAAACAGATTGTTCTCCTCTAGCATAAAGTCTTAGTCTATGAAAGTCACCCCATTGATTGTAAAATCTATTTGTATTTCCGTCTTTTCTAAACCATTCGTATTGAATAGCTTGTCCTATCTGTAATCCAAACTCAAGTGATTTCTTTGTGGAATCAGAAACAAACTGACTTGGAAATCCCATAGGATTAATGTCTATTTTTACATCTTGCATTTACCTTATAATTTTGCTGTAACTTCCCTTATTGTCATATCTTGCAAAGTTAAACTTTATTTTTGATTCTTTTTTAACCGCCTGATATAAGTGTTTCTGAATAGCCATTAAAGCTAGACCAGAACTGATCGTAGCATCAAACTTAGTTCTATTGTTAATATCAAAACGCGCCCAATCCTCTAAAGTACGACTAAAATACATATTTCCTATTAAATCAGGGTCTCTATAATCTCCACTAAAATCTAATCCTACGTGTTTTTCTATGTAAGATTCAATAGAAGATGCGTGCGATTGTTTTACATCTTCACTGGAGTTTGGTATACCACCTAATTCTTTTTCAGTTTTAGATAGTTTATTATAAGTTTTATCTGGTCTATTTATACTATACGCTCTATAACCTCTATTTTTAAAATGATATAATAATCTAGGTTTGTTATTTTCTACCAAAATTGGCATTCCGTAAAAAACACAAGCCATTAATACTTCTTCAAAAAATATCTCAGCCGTCTGAGGTCTAGCTACATACTCTAAAAAAAACTCATTACTTGGAGCGTCATCCATATTAAAACGAGTAACTCCGTGCAACGCACCATTAGACCCTCCACCACCTACTGTACCAGATATATCATAACTGTCACAACCAAAAGCACCAATATGATCATTACCTGGATGTTTCCTTCCGTTCTTAATATAACTCTTATTTTGCAATTCTTTTTTAGGTGTCCAAGAAATTAAAAATCTACCACGAGTATCTGGACTCCATAAAACTTCTCCATCTTTTATTCCATTTTTCCAGTTAAAATTACCTTTTGTTAAAAACCTGTCTTTTATTAAAGAATCATTATAATCTATTTGTTGATATATTTTAGTTAGGTTAAATAATGATTGTTTACTTTCATCTCTAAATGCGTGAGACTCAGTTCTAGGAAATTGTCTATAAAATTCATTTAAAGCATCAGCGTCATTTTTTAAAGAATCTACTTCATTCTGCCAATACTGTACAGCAGATATTTTTATTAATTCTCCATCAATACCAAGTATTTGTTTAGAAACACTATTAACAACAGGCATACCATAAATATCTATAAATCCTTCCATATTATATTCCATAGGAATAAAAAGATTATATAGTCCACTTTTAGTTTGTCCGTTAGAATTTCGCTGAGCAGTAGAAGAATCGTTATAAAGTTTTTTAAAGTTTTCACCTCCTTTATCTAGTGCGTTTGATGTTGAACCCATCATACATTTACCAATAATTCTACTACCTAATCTTAAACAAGTTTTAGTAACTCTCCAGTTGTTTAAAATATTACTAGGTTTTTCCCATTTACCACTTTCATCGTGTACTAGTAATTTTAATTTCTCACCATCATAAGAGTTATCTCCTGTATTTTTCCAATCAATTGTAGTATCTAAACCTTCAACTTGTAAGTCATCTTCTTCATACATATTTCTTTTTGTAATCTTAGAAGCTGGTACTCTATAAGCTAGTTCTGTTTTTGGCTTATCCATACCATCTTGTACTGGTTTAAAAAAGAAAGGATAATTATTTGATATCGGAACTACTTTATCAGTAAACATTTTTTTAGCATCTGCTCCTGTTTTAGATAAAATACCTACTCTAGAATCTTTGGATATAGTTGCAATATTAGCACACTCTTCACTTCCCATATAAGAAAATCCAGAACGTCTAATTTTTAAATAACATATTCCAAAACTTCTTTTATCTGCTTTACAAGCTTCCCAATAAATATAAAAAATTCTATTAGCTTCTCTAAAATCAGGCAAGCCAATATCTATTTTAGTCCATTGCAAATACATATAATGAGATCCAGTAATATAAGTAGAAACACCATTATTCATAAACCAAAAACCTTCATCTCTTTTATCAAACTCTTGTTCAATGTATTCTACCCATTGATCTTTAAAGTTTGCAGAGGTTTGATGCCACTGAAATATAGTTGGTATTTTTTTTAATACTTTAGGAATCTGAAATGATTCCCAGTATTGATCTGCTTTTGTTTCAGATCTTTTGTATGTTTTTTTTGGTTGTACTGGCAAAGCTATTGCTAAACCATTTATAGAAATAACATCTCCTATTTTTCCAGACTTAGATATTACAACAACATTATATTTTTCATTAAAACCATAATCCCAAGTTTTAGCTTTGTTTTTATTAGTAACAATACTTTTAGGAATGTAATTAGGTAATTTTACATATAAGTTATTTTGATCTTCTTTCTGCAAATCCTTGAGAGTTATTAGTATTCTTTTTTACATCAATACCTTCTATTAAATTTTTTTCAGTTTCAATTCTAGTTAATATTTCAAAAGCATCAAATATGGCTAGTTTTTTAGTAGCTGCTGCATTTTTTAATTTATCAGCTGCTAACTCATCATCTTCTCCATATTTAATTATATGTTCTTCAGCAACTTTTATAAGTTGCATAACAGCTTTTTCACCTGCTCTTATTATTTGTAATTTTATCTGCTTTACATCCATACTACAATACCATCGTTATATTACTAGTAAACATTCTATATAGCTTTTCGCCATCAACCATAAAAGGATATTCGCTTGAAGGCTCGTAACAAATAGTGTCTCCTTCATTTAATCCTTTAGCTAATAACTCAGCATTTATATATTTTATAACTCCAGTTAAAGGTTCTTCAACGTTTGCAGCCTTAATATATGAATCTTTTTTTAATAAAGGCTTAACCATTACATACTTAGAATGACATTTCCACTCATTTTTATGTTTGTACATAAAAAACTGATCCATATCTATAAAAAATAAATTGTCTTTAAAAAAGCTTTTACCACTCCTTTCTTGACCTTTCATATCATTATAAAACTTAAATACGTTGTGATGAACTAGGAGGATATCTCCTGGGATTATTTCTCCAGTATAACCTAGAGGGGTACTAATAACTTTTGCAAACCTATTGGAAACGGTATGATCTTCTTTAGATGAACTCATAATTAAGTTAACATCTCCTATCTTTTTAATATTATCATACCTTCTTCCATTGTGTGGTTCTACAATGAAATAAAAAGGTGACTTCATTAGAAATTTATATTATATTCGATTGAAATTGGAATATTAGAATTAAACTCTTTCCATAATAAAATCTCATTAGATTTTTCAATCCAGATTTTATAAGAATCTAAGTTAACATCTTTTTGTATTAAATGGATTTTGTAATTTCCTCCAAGAACTTCCTGTCCAGCTATGTAATGCATAGCACTAGACTTATAGTCTGCCCCTATAGAAATTTTCCTTATGTCCATTCAATTAAAAAGTAGAGTCTAATTTTAATTTTCTGTAAGTAATATTTACGTAAAGAATTCCGTCTCCAACTGTAGCATTTCCACCTGATAAGGTTATAGCTGTGTTAGCGGGTAAAGTACCACTAACTGGCTGTATTTTATATACAGTATCAGATCCTGAATTTAAACTAGCTATAGGTATTTCACCAGCTATATAAGCTCCTATTTTTAAACTAGCTACAGCAGCAAAATCAAATGCTGTTGTATTAAAGTCCATAAAAACAGAAACGTTAGTTATGTCATAAGCATATCCTACGCCAGGTGTTGCTAAAATTGCATATGGAGTCGATAGAACTTTTAAATTAGCAGACGAAATAGCAACAGTTATTTTTACTGTATCTACCCCTAAGTAAGCTTGTAGATTACTTATAGAGCAGTTTTTTGTTGCATTGCTGTTTTCGGCATCAGTCAATATAAAATAATCAGCACCATCTGGAGTTATTATTGGATATGATGATGTATTGCTAATTCTTGCCATAAATATTATTATTTACTTTGTTCTTGTTCTTCTTCTTTATCTTTTACTTCTCCAGTAGCTAAATCAATAATAGAGTTTAAACCGTATTTTTCTCCTAATTCTTTTTCAACTACTGAAAATTTATCTTTAATAACATCTAAATCTTTAGTAAATAAAACCTGTTGATAAACTGAATCAGCTAGTTTTAATTTTACTTGAGTAAATTCTTGATTTAAAGCTTGTAAATTTTGTAGTTCCTCTGGTGTTAATTTTTTTGACATTTTAGATTTTTTTAAATTAGATTTATTTACAAATATACAAATTATTATTTAGTCATTACTAAGATCTTCTTCAACTTCTTCTTCAACTTCTTCTTCAACTTCTTCTTCAACTTCTTCTTCAACTGGCGGGACAGGTGGTATTAGGGTTTGCCAAGTAAAATATAAATCTTCATTTACTGGTGTAATTTCAGATTCTATACTTGCAGCTATACTAGCTTGCATTGCCGGTACATCTAAAGATCCTTCTAGCCATCCGATAACTACAGCTTCAAAAGCTTCAGTGTTTTCGTAAGGTACAAAAGGCTCACCTGCTACATATGTATAACTTTGTGTTCCAATATTGGATTGTGAATAAGTAATTCCTCCAGATTCTTCAGAGCCAGTATATCTGTAATGTACCGTGTATATTACATTGTCTTCACCCTCTGCCTGAATGTGAGCGTTCATTTGCGGGATTTCCCATTTGTAAGTAATTGCCATAATTTTATTTTTTGTAAAGTTAGTATTTATTTATTTAATTATTAATGGGAATATTATTTTACCATTATCTGTTAATGCTTTTTTGTAAATTTTATTTAAACTATTTTTAATTTTTAAAGTCACATCTTTTTCTTTCCACCATAAATCAAATATTATTAAATCATATTTTTTTAAAGGAATATAATCATATGCATCAGCTTCTATTATATTTATAGAATCATCTAAATAATCTACATATTCTATAACCTCTTTGTTTTTTTCTATAACATCTATAACACTACAGTTTTTTATATGTTTTGCATAATTAGGTAATAAACCCATACCTAATCCTACTATTAATATTTTATCAAAAACAAAATCTTTATAAAATTTACTTATAGC